TGTGCAGCTGTTCCAGTCCTGCACGGCCCAGTACGAGGTGCGCCAGATCACCGAGATCCCACCCCTCCCAGACGGTCAGGTGCTACCTCCGATGTGGGGTCCGGTCCTGATGAACGGCAGCATCACTCTATCCGGCGATGACTACACGTCATGGGGCACTGACGACAACTTCCTGTATGAGAAGATTGCCGAGAAGCTGGGTCTGACGCTGATCCCGCTGCCGATCGCTTGACACAATGATAGCGGTGTTGTACACCTAAATCCGAATGGCTAACACCACTGATATCGTCGCGAAGATCAACGCCGAGCGTGAGCTTGTTCTGAGCAACATCCAGCAGCTGGAGCAGAACATCAACATCCTGACCCAGCAGTTGAATCAAGCGCAACAGAACCTCGTCGCCTCCAAGGGCGCTGTCATCGGTTTCGACCGCCTTCTCGCTACATTCGCTCCCCCGGTCCCCGCTGGGACCGAGCCCGTCCTCAGTGAACCCACTGACCCGGCTACCAACTAACAGGGAACAACCCTGACACACGGCCCATCCTCGAAAGGGGGTGGGCCTTTTCATTTAGCGACTCCCGCTTGCTGCTGGAGTGTGCGCGGAGTACCACCGTGAGCATGAGTTCGCCGATTACAGGCAGCAGTTTTACTATAGCGACGCTTGGAGAGAGCTTTTGCAACCGGATCACCAATCTTCTGGCGCTGTCGTCCAAGATGAAGCTGTGGTTCGACTGGGCTTTTGACAGTGCTGGCAACGCTACATCTGACTTCAAGTCGATGTTTCTTCCTCCCCCCAATGTCATCATGCCGTTTTACATGTCGGACACGGAGGCTGCTGTTAAAACCGCTGTCGAGGCGCTCAACAAACCGACCGGAGACACTGGGCTTGCGTTCTGGAGGCTCTGCGACGGAACCAATGGCACTCCCGATCTGCGTGGCCGCGTGATTTCTGGTGCTGGTGCTGGGGTTTCGCTGACACAGCGCAACAACGGAGACATTTTTGGCTCAGAAAAAGTCACCCTCGCCTCAAATCAAGTGCCTGTTCAGCCTCATTTTCACGGTGTTGGACGACGTGCCGCGGGTGGCTCGATCGATGCTGGCAACAACGACTTCGACTTCATCATGCGCCAGTGGACACTTCCTGGAAATTACCACTACAACGAGCTTCAGGGTGACGGAAGTCTATCTGGCAACGGAAACTTCTCAAATACCGGCAATGCGGCCACCACTGGTCTCATCGCTGACGGTGAGGCTGCGGCCCCTGCTGCTGGTGTTTCTGTGTTTCAGCCCTCGATGGCCATCTGGTTCATCATGCGAACCACTCGAACTGTATGAAGAGACTTGGAGGCGTTAGAGAGACCGGTATTCAGCTGAATGCTGTATCACTGGATCTGCGATCCCCTGCTGGAAAGACCAGCGAGGGGTACTTTCGCCTTGTCGTCAACGCTATCAGCGACCGGGAGGGGCGGATGAGGCGTCTCGGTGGCTGGAGGCCGCTTGCGCTAGGGGCTCTTCCTGCAGGAAACGAGGATCTTCACGACCAGCTTCTGACCAACACGGTGTCTCCGAGCGTGATCAGTGGTACGGCGGTGATCTCGGTTGTTGGTGCTACCGTTGCGGTTCAAAACCCGGGATCAGTAGTGGCTCCGACAGTTACGGTTTCATTCACTGGAGGAACCGTTTTTGCCTACATCCCGATCATCTCCAACTTCCCGACGATTTCGATCGTCCCTCCGGATGTTCATTCGTTCGTTCCGTGGACTGGCTATCTGTGGCGCGTGTCTACACGTACCACAGCTGCTGTAACAACCAGTTCTCCAGGATACGTTGATCTCCAGTACAACTCTATCCAGGCTGGAGGCAATCAGACCGTCCGAATGTACTCAAACACGAACGCTGCAGCGGGCCAGAACGTGTTTGCGTACGGGTGTGCGCCATCTGACGCGATCAATTTCACCGACGCTGGTGTTTCAGACAAGCTGATGGTCTGGAACTTAACAGCCCAAGACAGTAGCCTGCTTCCGCCCACCAACACTCAAATCGTTTGTGAATGAGCGCACCTGAGTACATTACTTTTCTAGCCCACATGCGTGGCGAAAGCGGAGACACTCGTCTCTTGGCTGGAACGCGCTCTCGCCTCTACTCAAACACCGGTCTTGACGGAAACTGGCGTCTGCTGATTGGTGGTTTGGGCGGTGAAGTGCCGGCTGCTGGTGTTCCAGAGACGCGGTGGAAGCACGCCCAGATGGGTGGCATCACGATTTTCACCAACGGTATGGATCAGCCATACTGGTGGTCATGGGAGAAGCCTGCAGACTCAAACACTGGCTACTCCGCAGAGCTTCTGGACGACTTCGTGGCCATGGATATCACCACGGTGCGGTCCATTGGCGCTTGGCGCGGGTTTGTCTTCGTTGGAAACGTCATCAGCGAGGGCGCTGTCTACCAGAACCGCGTATTCTGGTCTGACTTCAATGATCCGCTGAGTTTTGTGCCCGGACCTGAGTCTTTGGCTGGCTACATCGACCTCGGTGAGGACGAGCGTGTGCTTGCAATGGCTCCTCTTGGAGCGCAGTTCCGCGTCTACACCGACAAGGCCATCTACAACGTGGACTTGGTGGGCGGGGATGAGGTTTTTAATTTCCGCGAGGTTTATCGAGGCCCTCAAGTACTGCGGTTCGAGAACAGCTTGGTGAATCTGGGTGAACTGCACGTCTACGGAGGAGAAGACACGATCTACGTCATCGGCGAGTTTGATCGCAGCCCGAGAATCCTCGACTGGCTGTACCGTGCGTGCGGTGCGATCTACAACGGCGTCAGTGCCGACTATCTTGGCGGCGTCACCACCTCTTCGTTCCCTGCTTTCGGCCCAATCAACCGCGGCGCATGTCACTTGCTGGTTGGTGGCTACGATGAGGCCGAGCGGATGGTGTGGTTCTCGTGGGCTCCTGACGCTGAGACGGTTCCTTCCAAGTCGCTGGTCCTTCAGATGGACATTGGCAAGGCCTGCTTGGTTGAGTCTGGTTTCACCTCGTTCGTTTCGCACCTGCCCAGCTATCAAGCCAATGTGAGGCGGTGGTTGGCTGACATCGGGGCGTGCCTTCCAGAACCGCTGCCGGGTGAGGGCAACCCGCTTCCGATCACGTTCGTTCCGGACACCAGCCTGACCTGCATTCGCAACACCACCGAGGACTACACGCTTCCGCCAAGCCCAACCGGTTCTCTGTGCGCCAAGATGGACGCGAATCCCAGCTTGGAGCCGGACTGCACCCCCTGTGGCAACGGCTACAAGTTCATCATGGCCTCCTCTCAGGACAAGTGCCTGAAAGAGTACACGCCTGATGTCTATGCCAGAACCTATTGCACCACTGATCCCAACAATCGGTCTGGTCTGGCGTGGACTACTACGAACCATCCGACAACCGTGGTGAGCTACGCGGACTATGGCTACACCACTCTTCTCCAGACAGACTCTCAGGACATGGGGACGCCGAATAACAAGACGATCTCACGCATCGCTGTTGAGTATGACGCCCCAGACGTGCCTGACATCAACGCTGCGTTACTGCATGTAGACATTGGGTATGGCTCCCAGCCTCACCGGCTGATCTGGCAGACCTCAAACCCTCGAAAGATCGACCGCTTGTCTTCGCAAACTGAGAGCCAGATGGCGACCAACAACATTCGGCCGAATCGCATCGCGACGTACCAGTTCTTCAGGACTGGGTCTCAGATTGGGTTCCGGTTGATGATCGCAAACTCAAGCCGAAACCCTGTGATTGGAGGTTCAAGCAATCTCAATGAGATGAGTGTCTCAATGAGGTCGTCGCACGGAGACTATTTCTAGCATCAACACCGCTTCGGCGGTTCACTAACTCAAAGAACAGGACACGCTATGGCTATTTCAAATCTCGGTGGAATCATCGGGGCATTCACTGGCTCCAAGATGGAGCGGATGAACAAGAATCAGGGTCTTCAGGACCAGATCGACACATCCGTTGGCGGCATGGACAAGTATCGTCAAGAGGCGGACACCGCTCTTGGCAATTACACTGCCGCGAATCGAACCGCGATTGGCGAGGTTGGCCGACTCAACAAGCAAACCGAGGGTGAAACAAACCAGATGCTTGGCGGTCTTCGTCAGGCCAGCTTCATGGGCGACCGCGAGCGTGCCCGTGAAGGCGATCTTGGTGCGCTTCAAGGATTTCTGGGTCAGCTGGGTGGTGGAATGTCCAAGGCCGACAAG